CAACCGTGGCAGAAGTCAGAGACCGATAAGAACATAGATTGCGTAAAGGCTTATTTCGGTTACTCTAATCAAAAGGCTAAAGAAGCTTTGCGTATTCTTAATGATGAACAAATCGCTGAAATAAAAAGAAGAACAGATAAAGGCGGAACATGATTAATATTACAGATTTGGTTGAAGTGACTTTGAATGAACAGGATGATTTCCTCAAGGTCCGTGAAACACTTACACGAATTGGTGTTGCTTCCAAAAAAGAACAAACATTATTCCAGTCGTGCCATATACTACATAAAAGAGGTCAATACTATATTGTCCACTTTAAAGAACTGTTTGCCTTAGATGGTAAACCAACCGATATTACCGAAAATGACTTGTCCCGTAGAAATGCCATTGTAAAACTATTGGAAGATTGGGGTCTGGTAACTGTTGTCAAAAAGCAACAGATTGAGAATCCACCACCTATTTTCCTCAGTCAAATCAAGATATTATCACATAAAGAGAAAGATGATTGGCAATTAGTACCAAAATATAATATTGGTAAAAAAACTCAGGACTATTGACAAGTAGTATAAATACTAGTATACTTATGGTGTGGTGCTCATCCGAGGCCACAGTTTTATTGACTAACTCGCTTAAAAACAAGGAGAACTAAGCATGACTACAAGTCTATTACCAAGTCTATTTGACTTTCACAAAACGTTGGATCCATTCACCGTTGGTTACGATAAATTCTTTAAGGATATTGAAGAAGTAACCAAAAACGTTGCCAAGAATGTTCCATCGTATCCCCCATACAATATCAAACAAGTAAGCAAAAACAAGTATGTCATTGAAATGGCAGTTGCTGGTTTTGCCAAGTCTGATATTGAAGTAACACTTGAAGGTAATAAATTGGTCATCAAAGGTTCTGCAAAAGAAAATGAACTTAAAGAAGAAGAAAATTTCTTATTTAAGGGAATTGCTAACCGAGATTTTACACGTTCATTTACATTGGCTGACAAAATTGAAATTGGTCAGGCTGAAATGGTAAATGGTATGTTGCGTGTATGGTTAGAAAATCTTGTGCAGGCTCAAGATACCATTAAAAAGATTACCATCAAGGAAAAGAAAGATGAGTAACTGGTGGCCCGTAACCGATGAGGAATGGGAACAGTTGAATTATCCAAAAAGTCGGTAAAAATATAGGGGGCTCTTGACAGACCCCCTACTCTTATGTTACAATTATATTATGAAAAATGTGAAACCCAAATCAATACTCAAAAAAGTTCGTGCCAGAAATGGTACGGATATCTACTATACTTATTCGAATTGGCCAATTGAAGAAATTGACGGTGAAAAGTTTATTCCTGTTGTAAAACAAATGCCTGATCCAAAAAAGAATCAGGTGGTTCATTATATGAAAAAAGATAGTATGGAGTATGTGAAATGAGTTTTCTAATTCAACACCAATTATTAAATAATCAAAAAAGAAAGTTTGATCCTAAAAATAAAAAGGACTTAGAATTATTTAAAATGTTTTTATTGGAAAATAAATGGAGAGGACCTTGTCCTTTTCTTTTAGAAGAACCACATACAGTAATACCAGAAATGTTAAAAGACAAATACATTCGTAGTCAATTTAAGATTTCTGAACCTATGCCAGAGTATTTAAGATGAATTGGTTGAAATATTCAGGTTGTAATATTACATTGAAATTAAATCCATTTCATTGGAGATTACATTGTGCATATAATAAAACAAATGAAGTTTGGGAAACTGATGCATTTGTTTTAGAGTTGTTACCTTTTACTATACGAATATGGTTTGATAACGGATCTTGGTAAACCAAAGGGGCCTTTAGCTCAGCTGGTTAGAGCAGAGGACTCATAATCCTTTGGTCGTAGGTTCAAGTCCTACAAGGCCCACCAAAAATATGAAACAAAAATTTATTGACGCTTACATGGATGTGGCAGAAAGATTTGCCAAGTTATCCAGTGCCAAACGATTACAGGTTGGTGCCATTGTGGTAAAAGACGACCGAATTATTAGTATCGGTTACAATGGTATGCCAGCTGGTTGGACAAATGAATGTGAAGAAAAAGAGTATTTTGTTGGTAATATACCAGAAAAATATAGTACCGACCCATGGATATTCAAAGACGAAGATGGTGGTGTTGGACGCATCAAGACCAAAGCGGAAGTGATTCATGCAGAAGCTAATGCCATCGCTAAGTTGGCCAAGGGCAACGATTCTGGAGATGGTTCCACCATGTTCCTGACCCACGCACCTTGTATAGACTGTGCTAAACAGATGTATACCGCAGGCGTCAAAAAGGTATATTACCGCCATTCCTATCGAGATAATGACGGTTTGACATTCTTGGAGAAGTGTGATATAATGGTGTCCAAGATAGAGTAATACATTTCACCAGGCGAAATCAATGTTGGTCATAAATAGCTTTGTATTGGGTCAGTTTACTAAAGAGAAAGGTCCCAAATGCAGCTAAGCATAGTTAATTGTCCCGATAAAAAGCGTTTTAGACCGTTTGTGAAGCGTGCTGCTCAGTTTTACGCAAAAGAATTAATATCCGAAAAGATGTTGGAGAACATTTTTGTTCGGATAAAATTTAGTAAAGATTTACCTGCTTATGGTTATGCTTCGGTAGAAGATTATAACGATAGTGGCAAGCCAAGAGAATTTGAAATTGAGTTGCACTCTGGTATTGGTGGTTATGATATTCTCAAAACATTGGCACATGAGATGGTTCATGTTAAGCAATATGTCTATGGAGAAACCAACGAAAAACTATCTCGTTGGAAAGGCCAAAGAGTAGATTCCGATACCATTGATTATTGGGTTCAACCTTGGGAAATAGAAGCACACGGATATGAAGCCGGTTTATTTACCAAATTTGCTATTAAAGAAAAACTTTGGGAAGTATTTGAAGGTGTCAGTAATCCAGATTCAGAAATTGAAATAGAACCTATAGGTTGGAAAAATATACCACAAATAACTATTGACAATCAACCTATATAATGTTATAGTATTACATATGCGGACGGGGTATAGAACCAGGGTAGGTGTCCAATCTACTCACTTAGTGCGAATCTAAGCCTCCGCTCCACTTTTTCAAGGACTATATCATGGCAGTTTCAAAATCAAAAAAGAAAAATCCAATGTTAACGAAAAATGGTAAACCAAGATTAGGTCCATTAAACATTGCTCAGTTAACAAAGATGTTGGATGAAACGAGCAAACCAAAAATCAAAGCTAAAATCAAAAACGCAATTGCAAGAAAAAGCCCTAATAGTATAAAGGCTATTACAGTTGACTTGTAATCATCAAATCTTGGTTCAATTCCAGGTTAGGGCACCAAAATTAAAAGGTAAATTATGAAACCCACTAGAGATAATATTATTGTCATTCGTGTTGCTGCAGAGAAGGCCACTTCCTCTGGCATTATTCTTAAATCAACTGTTGAACCTGATAAAGCTGAAGTAATTGCAATTGGTAATAAAGTAGATGAAGTAAATATTGGTGATACAGTTCTATTAAATTGGAACAAGGCGACCAAGATTGAAAATGAAACTTATGTTGTGCCTATCAAAGAAGTAATTTGGATTTACTAAAAAGGTTGGATTGCCGGAGCCTCCGAAATTTTTTCCTACGATTTCAAAGTTTAAAAAAGTGATTTTAGTTTTTGACATATATAATTATAGCGGACTAGTGAAACAGAATCACAAAGGACTCATAATCCTTAGTTCCTGGTGCAACTCCAGGGTCCGCAACCAACAAGGAGATATTATGACAGAACCAAAAAAGCCAGCAGTAACATTACCTAAATCAAAAACTCCATCAGCACCAAAACCAAAACAAACATTTGTTCCTAAGATGACTGTTATGCGAAAGGCAGGTAGGGGTAGATGACTTCTGATTTAGAAGAATATCGTAAAAGAGCTATGGAGTTGTGGTTCAGTAATGGTGGTTCATGCACTGGCGCTGAGCCACCAGAACCAAAAGATATCGATGATGCAATTGCTGAAGATGAAGAATTTAAACGAATTGAACAACAACAAAAATAAATGGCATACTCAGATAAAGTTATAGACCACTATGAAAACCCACGCAATGTCGGTAAAATGGATATTGCTGATGTTAATGTTGGTACCGGTATGGTTGGTGCACCAGCTTGTGGTGATGTAATGAAATTACAAATCCGAGTAGAGGATGGTATAATCAAAGATGCAAAATTTAAAACATATGGCTGTGGGTCGGCGATTGCAAGTAGCTCGCTCGTCACGGAGTGGGTCAAGGGTAAAACGTTGGACGAGGCTGCAACAATTAAGAATACTCAAATTGCAGAGGAACTCTCGCTCCCGCCAGTTAAGATTCATTGTTCGATCCTTGCGGAAGATGCTATTAAGGCAGCAATAAACAATTACAAAGGCAAACATGATAACAATCACTGCAAGTGCGATTAATAAAGTTCGTGATTTATTGGTAGAAGAAAAATTACCCAATGGCGCATTACGAATGTTTGTCAAAGGTGGTGGATGTTCTGGCTATCAATACGGATTTACATTTGATGAAGAAATTACAGAAGATGATTTTGTAATTGAAAATGATAATATCAAGGTAATTGTTGATATGATATCATCTCAATATCTTCAAGGTGCAACACTAGACTATAAAGAAGAAAAGTTTAATTCACAATTTATAATTAGTAATCCAAATGCTAAATCTACTTGTGGATGTGGTTCTTCATTTAACGCTTAGTTTAGCTAATCTGAATTTTTCTAATAGTTTGATATAGAACCAACCAATATCTATTTCAAACCATTTCCTACTAAGCTTGGCAGAACCAGCATCAGCATGGTGATTATTATGAAGCTCTTCGCCACCAATAATAATACCAATAGGGAAAATATTTCTAGATGACTCTCTTGTTTCGGCATTTCTATACCCCCAATAGTGACCAATTCCATTGATTACACCATCAGCTAATAACGGAATCCACAACATTTGAATACCCCAAATCAGTAAACCCCACCAAGAAAAACAAAGTAAATTTATTAGTAATAACAAAGTAATTCCTAACCTACTATGTTTACTATAAAT